GTCTATTCGCTCTGTGGACTTTTCTTTGTCCATCTTTACGTTTCCAGCATGGTCAGTTCTAACGAAAACGTTATCCATCATCCACCGCAGAGGAACATTACCGCCGTGTGCTATCTTTTGTTCAAGCACAAGTTTCATTAACTCTTTTGTCGGCGGACTCATATCTTTGAAACCTTGACCAAACGGCACAACGGTGAACCCCATTCCTTCAAGATTCTGCGTCATTTGCACAGCACCCCACCTATCGAATGCTATTTCCTTTATGTTGTACTTTGTACCAAGGTCTTCAATAAAGTTCTCGATGTAGCCATAGTGGATTACGTTGCCCTCAGTGGTTATTACTTGCCCTCTCGCTTGCCATACATCATAGGGAACGTGGTCGCGTCTTACTCGCAACTCAATCGTGTCTTCGGGTATCCAAAAGAATGGCAGAACGATGTATTTGTCCTCGTCGGTTATGGGAGGAAATACAAGCACAAATGCGGTCACGTCTGTGCTGCTGGAGAGGTCAAGTCCGCCGTAGCATTCACGCCCTCTGAGCTTTTCCGCATCCACCTCAAAATCGCATTTATCCCAAGCATCCATTGGCATCCAGCGAACGCTCTGCTTTACCCATTGATTTAGTCGGAGTTGTCGGAACAAGTTTTCTTCCGCCGGGTTGTCTTTCGCTGACTCGTAGGCGGTTTTCAGCTTATCAATATCGACCGTAATGCCGAGCGAGGGATTGGCTTTGTGCCATACCTTTTCATCGCCCCAATCATCATCGTCGTCTGCTCCGTATATTACAGGGTAGAACGAGCGGTCATGCTTGCGCCCTTCAAGTATGTCCTTTGCCTTCTGATGCACTTCCCAGCAGATTGAATTTCGATCAGTTCCCGCCGTAGTTATGAGGAAGAACAGCGGTTGCTTTCGAGCATCGCCTGAGCCGTGAGTCATAACATCGTACAAGGCTCGGTTCGGTTGCGCATGCAACTCATCGAACACAACCCCGTGTACATTTAGTCCGTGCTTGGTGTACGACTCGGCTGACAACACCTGATAGAACGAATTTAGTGGAAGATATACGAGTCGTTTCTGGCTCATTATCGGCTTGATTCTCTTTTTAAGTGCTGGGCATTGCTCGACCATATTGCAAGCCACATCGAATACAATGCTTGCTTGCTGTCGGTCAGCGGCGCAACCATATACCTCTGCACCCCACTCGCCGTCGCCAGCTAATAAGTAGAGGGCAACGGCGGCGGCTATCTCCGACTTGCCCTGCTTTTTAGGTATCTCTACATAGGCAGTATTGTATTGCCTATATCCGTTGTCTTTTACTGTACCGAACACATCTCGGATGATTCTATCTTGCCACGGCAAGAGTTCAAAAGGAACACCGTGCCAAGTGCCTTTAGTATGTTTCAGTGAATTAATAAAGGCAACGGCACGGTCTGCAAGCTGTTTGTTATATGCCATTGCCCCTCCGTTATGAAAGAAAAAACGGCTTGCGCCGTTTTCTTTGTTTGTTAATTTATGATTCCGTATATATCGTCTACATAATAGCTACCAGTGAAGCAGTTAAATATTGCTGTGCATTTTGTTCCTTTGTAGTCCACTATGTAGGTGGTCTGCGGTTTGCTTTCGTCTTTGCTGAGGACGGTTACTTCGTCCATCCCTCCTTCTAAGCTGTGGATGTGTGCCTGTGTTTTGAATGGTTGCATATTATTCTCCTTCGGGCTTGCTGCCCTCTTTTAATTTTGTAACCAAACAATACCGTAAACGACGGAAAGAGCCCAGCGAAACAGGCTCAAATGCGCAAACTTTTTTAATATATTTTTATTGTTTTTTCGGGTATCCTACCCCCTTGAAATTTCCATCCCCAGCGATGACGGCTTGCCTTTCCGCGTCCGTCGCCGCCTTATATTCGGGTAGCTTTTGCTCTTTTGCTTTGCATTCCATACAGATGCAGTCCGTATTAAACATGGACATTGTGCGTCCGCTTGATAGGTCACCGCCACAGCGGTCGCAATACTTTTGACTGAAAAACTTATCCATTAATACACCCCGTCGTCATCTATGAGATTGACCTTTTTTCTGATTGCTGCAAGGGCGTCGGTATAAGTTCCTTCCTTTACCTTTGCCCATAGCTCTTTGAATTCTATCGGATCAGTTATTACCTCACTAACCCTTGCCATTATGTAGAAGATGTTTCCGCTTTCACCATTACCGTTAAAATGCACCGTAGGTTTCTTCATAATTATTGCTCCTTGATTGTGGTATACAATTCTTTAATTGCCTGACGGACATTTTCTGCTGGCAGTTCGTTTAACTGACTGAGGTATTTGACGATACCCTCACATTCTTTCTTCAGTTCATATTTCTGCAACTGTGCCGCATACTGTTCTTCGCTTATCGGGCGTAGATAGGTTACCGACCATTCGCTCGCACCTCTTAAGAACCCGTTAGGATTAAACAGCCCTTTTTCGCCTTCTACTCTTATGTTCCCAGCTTTTGTGATTTCAATCACCGTTCTTGGTCTTGCAGTGCCACGCCCCTCAACCAAAACTTTGTCGCCCACTTTGTACCTTTCCATATGTTTACCTCCTTGGTTTTTTGTAAACACATCATACCGTAACAATTCCAAAGAGCCCAGCGAAACGCGCCCAAAAGTCAAAAGAACTGACAACAATTTGTCAGTTCTTTCTTCATCCTTAGCGTTGCATTTCGTCGGTCTATTTCTTACCGATTATGCTTTCTCTGTAAGTCTGGATATCTTTGACCAGCTTCTTGTCCGCCTGCTCACAGAACTTGCGGTTTTCAATAGGTACGGGTTCGGCAGTGCCGTTTGCGATAGCAATTATTTTTGCATGTACTTCGGACTTTTTACAATCCGCCGCACGTTCAACACCAACTGCCCTTGCCGTCTGCCTTAACTCGAAAATGTTTAATTCTTCAAGTCGGGCCTCGATATTCTCTATGGTAATTTTTTGCATAGCGTTCTCCTTCGTTTTAAAAGTATTCCACGCTGTCCAAGAATGCCTTTACGGTAGGCAGTTTTACGACATCGTAAATTGTTTGCCCAAGTTTCTTCCCTTTGAGCTTTGTCAGCTGAATTGTTACTGATACTTGGTTTTGGTTGAGACTGTTAGGGGGGAAGTCATACCGTTCATCGTATATAAAAGTTATCCTTCCTCCCGTGTAGAATGTGCCGAGTGCTTTGCCTTTTCCTCTCGTAACAGGGAGGAACTCGCCTTTCACTTTCAGTTCGTTGTTTTCCATGAATTCTTCCATTCTTTCCTTGGCTGTCAATTCTTCATTGTTGAACTGAATATTGATGTAGACGATTCCACCTTTTACCACTTCGTTTTCCGAGACAAACTCAAGTACGTGATATCCACCGCCCGGCATTCGTAAATCGAGTGTAAAGTCTTCGGGCAGGGCAAACGACATGTTTGATGCTATTAGTTTACCGTTTTTGATTTTAAGCATTGGTTATTCTCCGTTTTCGATAAAATCACCCATCTTTCGATATTCTTTTCCTTTATGTGATTTTATCATTTTGATATAATTAATATAATCATTTCTCTCCGCCGACAAGCCTATTTGCGGCGGAGTTTTCTATTGCGCCTTTACCTTAAACAACCTCCTCAACTTTAAGCTGGAATATCTGACCGTTTTCCATCTTCATCAGTACTCCTTTAGAATTCTTTGCAAAGGTGCCGCAGAAATAATCATCTAATAACGGGAATATCTGCATTGCCAAGTCCAGCGTAAGGATTTTTTTCTCCTTTACCGCATCGTTCATTTCTTCGGTTTCTTCTTCGGTGGGTTTGTTAGGGTTCATATCCATAACTTTCAACTCCATTTAGTTTTTCACTTTTGCGCGCTTTTTAGTGTACCTCTATTATACTCTCCCGTTGGGGCTGGTCGCAACAAAAAACTGCCGTAATGGGAGAGAATAAATTGTAGGAAAAGGTCTATTTTATGGATAATTTGTCGAAATTCTCTGAAGTACTTGATTCGCTCATGTTTGAGCGAGAATTAAACGCAACGCAGTTAGCGACAGCTATCGGCATTGACCCAACTAATATCATGCGCTATTTGCGCTGCGTCCGCACGCCTTCTGTTGAAAACTTGGTTAAGCTGGCGGATTATTTTGGCTGCACGACAGACTTTCTTTTGGGAAGAGAGCCTGAGAATTACCCCACTACTTTTTATCCACTTCCTCCGTTTTCAGAACAACTAAAAGTTTTGAAAGAACATTTCAACTGCCCTTGGTGGCAGATTTACAAAACTGCGCATATTACAAGTTCTCGTTTTTATGAATGGAAGAACGGAACTTTTTCACCAAAACTTGACAACATTATTCTGCTTGCCGACGGCTTTGGCTGTACCGTTGATTTTGTCATCGGAAGAACGAAACTCTAAACTTTGGATTTCAATTTTCTTTTTATGCGTTTTATTCGCCGTGATATGGAGGATTGCTGCACCCCCATCATTGCGGCGATTTCTCTTTGCTTGTAACCCGTAATAACGGCAAGCATTATATCTTTGTCTTTCTCGGGGAGCTTGCCGATGCTTTCTCTCAGCAGTATCCTGTTATTACCTTCACCAAAGTCTTCGCCATCGCTCTGGATAACATCAGCATAGCAAAGTTGGTTACCTTCGCTGTCCTCACCAATAGGTGTGTACAGTGATATTTCTTTGTGCCAATGCTTATTCAGTTTGCGTATGTACATCAGCATTGCATTGCGGATACACAGCCCGGCATAAGTACTGAATTGATACCCCTTTGTTTCGTCAAAAGTGTCGGCAGCTTTGATAAGCCCCAACATGCCTTCGGATACGATATCGTCCTTATTGCTTTTAACGATATCGGTTTTCGACAATTGCTCGTACAAATAGTAGACAAGACGCTGATTGTCAAGTATCAGCTTATCACGCTTTGATTGCTCCATTTAACGCCTCCGTTTTATCGGTATTCTCCCAAGCGAGAAAGTCTTTGCCGAAATGTCCGCCGACAGCGGTCTGAGAAAATACGGGGCGACGAAGATCGAGTTTCTCAATTGTGCCTACGACCGACAGGTCAAAAACCTTCTCCACCGCCTTGGCGATGAGCCGTTCATTGACCGTCGAGGTATAGAAAGTGTTTACGTCAATTGCCGTAGGTCTGGGTACACCGATTGCATAAGAGAGCGCAACTTCGCACTTTTCGGCAAGCCCGGCGGCAACGATATTCTTTGCAATATACCGTGCAAGGTAAGCACCGCTGCGGTCTACCTTGCTGGCATCTTTCCCGCTCAGCGCACCGCCGCCGTGATGCGCAATTCCGCCGTAAGTATCCACCATTAACTTGCGCCCTGTAAGACCCGTATCTGCCTCGAATCCGCCGATAACAAAACGACCCGACGGATTGATGAGAATTTCCGCATCCGTAAGGTCGTATTCTTTCAGCTCTTTGCCGATCACCTTTTCTCTAATTTCAGCAGTCAGTTCGGCAAGGTCTTTATTCTCGTCATGCTGAGCCGATATTACAACCGATGTTATCTTGTCGAATCTGTCACCACGGTACTGAATTGAAACCTGGCTTTTTCCGTCCGGGCGAAGACCCATGATGATATTATTCCGCCTGCATTCTTCAAGGCGGTTGGTTAAGCGGTGCGCCAGCTCGACAGGCAGAGGCATATAGTTGATAGTTTCATCTGTCGCATATCCGTACACGATGCCTTGGTCGCCCGCACCCTGTTCTTCTCCGTCCACCGCTGCGGCAATGTCCGTACTCTGTTTATGAATGCGGATTTCCACTTCAATGTTGTTGGGGTCGTAGCCGACTTGCGCTATTACCGACTGTGCAATGTATTCGTAGTCCACCTCAGCGGCGGTCGTTATCTCACCGCTTATAAAGCACTTGTTATGCGCCAACATCACCTCGCAAGCAACCCTGCTGTTCTCGTCCTGTTCCAAGCACTCATCGAGAATACTGTCTGCAATAAGGTCTGCAAGTTTATCGGGGTGACCGCACGTTACGGATTCCGCCGTGCATGTTCTGATTGTCATTTTATTATCCTCCATCATTTCCCATTTGAATGTTCTGCCTATCGGCACTTTTGCTGTTGATTCCATTTGGAATCTCTTTTCATAATCCATAACAGTATGACCGTCCGCTTTAAATGACACGGGGCTGTCTTTGTCCCATTTCAAAAGTAGCGCCCATAAGTCTGGATAATTCTTGCGCAGTTTGCGGAGCTGATTGATGCCTTGGTTATGGCAGAACCAGCATCCTCCGCGTAATGATTGTGTATATATCGGCGAAAGCAAGTCGTTTTCCTTACACCAATCCCTGCACATTTTCTCCGTCCAATCGTATTCAACGAGCGGACTTCGCTTTGTTGCGGTGAGGTTATGAAAGCGTTTCGGTTCGTCCAACGCTATGCCGATATACACAATGGCATTTTTCTGTACCTTTTCAAGCACGGATTGTTTGAGCCTGGAGTTGCACCAATTACCTTTCTGCAACGGGAATCCGTATATCTTTCCTGCATTTCGGCTTTTCTTACCTTTGCAGATATGATAGAACCCGTCCTCATAGGTTGTCGGTGCTGTTATGTGTTCGACCTTTATTCCGTACTTTTCATAGATGATTGCATCTGCTTTTGCCTTGAATTCCATCATCGGCGGAAGATCCGCCGGGATGTCTTTCGTTGCCATAATTTCCACGTGAACTATTCGGTCAAGGGGCAAGTTATTTTGGTATATGACTTCAAGCATCGCCAAGCTATCCTTGCCATAGCTAATGCTTGCGATATATTCCATGCGCACCTCCTTTTAGTTGCGTGGTTATTGTGTTTTGTGTTATACTGTATTTGAGCTGGGCTTCGTCAGCACCCCCACGGCTCACCAGACGACATTTGTCCATTTTTAGGACGGGTAAGCGAAATAAAAAATAGGGGGTTAAATAGAATGAAAATTGAATTAGCATTTATTCTTTTAGGAATCACCGCACTTTTGGCAATAGCCTTAAACCAAGTACAAGTAACCTTTAGCACCGCTCTGACAGTAAGTATTTCTTTATCGTTTACCTTAAAAGTGAATATTAAGCTCCGCAAGCAAGCGGGGCTTTTATTTTGCAATTGATTCGCTTATCCGTTTTAAGGACAAGTCAAAGTACTGCTGTTCCTTTTCTATTCCAATGAACTCACGATTGAGCTTGCAGCTTGCCACACCCGTTGTGCCGCTGCCCATACAGCAGTCCAACACCGTATCGCCTTCGTCCGTGTACGTCTTTATGAGGTATTCGCATAATGCAACAGGCTTTTGCGTTGGATGCATTCCCTTCTCTGATTTAAATTCAAGGATACTTGTTGGATAGCGAGTACCTTCGTTTACTGTCAGCGTCGATTTCTGCTTACCGTAGTTGTCACTCGCCCTTCCGCTCTGTGCCGTGTATGCCCTGCCTTCTGTCATTTGCGGATTGTACTTGGGCAATTTCTTATAAAAGACAAGTATGTTTTCGTGGCGTTTGAGCGGCATCTTCTTTGCATTGAGGTGTCCGCTTCCTTGTTTCTTTACCCATATCCATTCGTATTTCAGCATCTTCAGATTACTGCTGCCGAGCTGCTTATCGAATGGCGTCTGTGCAAAGAGGACAATCACGCCGTTATCTTTAACGATGCGGTCAAACTCCGCCCACATTTTATCGAGCGGTATTTGCGTATCCCACTTGTTCCGCGTCCGTCCATACGGCAAATCGCAGAGAACCATATCGACAGATTTCGGATCGAGCTTTGCCATAATTTCTAAACAGTCGCCTTGGTATAATCTCATACTT